CGCTCCGCCGAGCGCCGCAGCTCCTATAGCTGGCGCGAATTCGACCGTGCTATTCCTAAAGGACGGCACGAGCTTTGGAGTATCGGATTACTGGCTTGAGGGTGGGCGGCTGCACTACGTTACGATGTATGGCGGGGCTAACGCCATTGAACTTGAAGCCGTTGATATACAGCGCACGGTGGACGAGAACGCTAAGAATGGCCTGACGTTTGCCTTGCGCCCGCCGCATTGGCAGGATCAAGAGGCGAAGCCACAGCAGTAATGTGTTTCGCGTCAGGCTTCTCTTACGCGTGTAGAGGCGAGTGATCGTGGCCTCGAGCGTCAACCTGGTTACTGCGTACAGCCCGTTTACATCGGAAAATGTTTCGGAATGTTACGAAATGGGTAACGGGCTTCCGCATGGCGATGACGAAATTGGATCAAAATTGGCTTTGTTGGATTTTTTGACCGAAACTCAATGTCTTTTGAAAAGAAGTACTTGACACGTAGTTACTCTTGAGGTACAGTTTTTAACTGTAACCTCGATTTGTGTGACAGCAACCGCAACGACCTCCCGTATGACTCCTGAACGGAACTAACCGACTTTCCGGATTCGCGTTTGAGTGCGGCTGTTTGCGTTTGAGATTGAACTTCCTCTGGAGGCTCCATGCCGAATTACAATGCTCAGAACCCCCCTTTTGCGATCTTCCCCGGCGATGTGGCGTTGGCGTTCAATGCAGAGGCGCCCGTCGCGGGGCAAGCGAGCCAGCAGTTCGCGTTGCCAGACTATTCCGGACGTGGTGAGCAGGGCCGCGCGATTCGGTGGCAAACGATCTTCGCCACGGCGCCGAGTGCCATTAGCATAACGCTGCAGGCGGCGCTGGATGATGTGGATGCCCATTATCAGACCATTGACACCTCGACGGCGGCGGCCGGTGAAGCCCGCACTGTCACGGCTGTGAACGCTAAATTTCTTCGAGCTAAGTTGACATCGATCACCGGCGGTAGCGGTGTTACCGTCCAGCTCCTTGCATAAGTACGGAAAGCAAGGAAGAAGCGCCTTCTTCCGCATGCTCTGTTCGCTCTCGCATCGACCGGTCCTAAACGCAGTTTCCTTGCCCTGCGTGCTTGGCCACGATTGCGCTCACAGGATTTTGATCACCATGTCTACGACGAAACCTCAGATATCAGCAGGCGGTACGGAATTGCCGGCCGAAGACAAGCGCAAGCGTCGACTGAAAATGTCCGATGTGATGCGCATCGAAGGCGTGGACGAGACCGCAGTCGCGAAAACTTATAAATCCCTGCTGGAACGAGCAGGCGCGGACGCGACAACACAAGATGCGAAACTGCTTTTAGAAACTGCGCGCGACTGCGCGAAGCTCCTGGACCCACCGCGCGGGACGGACGAGATTCCGGCTAACGCGGTAGTGCAACTCTTCCACAACGTTCCGCGGCCGGACCGCGATGCTCCGTCGGCACCCGATCTGCAGGCATGACTGCCGCCATGGAGCAGTCGATCTACGGCGTTAAGTCGGCAACGCAGGACGAGTAAGAGTCCATTAAATCTCAGATTCGATTGAGGCCTCGATGTCTCCAAGTAAATCCACAGTTGGTTATTCAATTCAAATCGGCGGGGCGGGATGCGTGCTCGTTGGCGCGATTCTCAGCGTCCATCACGCTGCGATTGCCGCGTGCCTGCTCGCCGGATCCGCTGCTTTATACGTGGGCAAGCGAATTCGAACTGGGGCTTAGGATTCAGGGGTAGTTTCGAGGCGTAGCGGCGCCAACACAACCGCAAGCGCGGTGCGCGCTCTCTACGCCCAACATGCCCACTACAAGCAAATCCGGCGTGGAACGCTGGGTCGAAGATTCTCCGACACCGATTGTAATTGATGAAACCACACGGATTTGGCGCCGGAACCTCGGATACGAGCCGTTCCCGAAGCAGCGGCAATTTCATCATTCGCGCGCCAAATATCGTCTGTTCGGGGGCGCCGCCGGACCCGGCAAATCGAAAGCGCTGATGATGGAAGCTATTGTGCGGGCGAACGAATATAGCAGTGTGAACACGTTGCTTTTGCGACGCACGTTTCCCGAGCTCGAATCGTCGCTGCTGCTTTATTTCCGCCGCGACGTACCGCGAGAACTGTATCGTGATTACAACGATTCGAAACACATCGTCACGTGGTTCAATGAATCCACCACGCAGTTCGGATACAGCCGCTCGGAAAACGATATCTTTCAATATCAGGGCGCTGAATATCTTTTTATCGGTATTGACGAGCTCACCCTATTCACTCTTGCGCAGTGGCAATTCCTCACTTCGCGGAATCGATGCCCCGTACCCGGAGCGTATCCTGGGATGGCCGGAGCGACGAACCCAGGAAATATCGGGCACGCCTGGGTGAAATCCTTGTGGATTGACAAAAAAGCTGCTCCCGGGATGGATTCAGCGGACAAATACGATCCCAACGATTACGACTTCATTCCGGCGCGTGTTTACGACAATCCGATTTACGCGGGGAACGAAAACTATCTGAAATCCTTGAACGCATTGCCAGAGAATCTTCGGCGGGCGTTTCTGGAAGGCGACTGGGCGGTTTTTGCTGGGCAATACTTCGACAATTTCAATACTGATCGACATTTGATCCGATCCGAAGAAGTCCAATTCGAGCCGTGGTGGCCGAGATGGATATCGATTGACTGGGGTTTCGAGCACCCGGCTGCGGTTTATTGGCACACCGCAGCTCCGCTGACCGCGGAATCGTGTAGTGGCGAGCAGGGGAGGGCGCGCACGGCTTCTCGCACGATTACGTACCGTGAATTCACTGCGCAGCATATGTCGCCGCGGGAACTTGCGATGGCTATTTTGGATCACAGCGTCAATGAACGGATTTCGGCGGTCTATCTTTCACCTGATGCGTTTGCACACCACACCGACCACGAGACGATCGCCGAGCAAATGGGCAACATATTCGTCGCCTTTGGACTGCCGCGGCCGTTTCCGGCCGACAACGACCGGGTGGGCGGGTGGATGCTGATGTATCAAATGCTTGAAGCCGACGAGTGGTTGATCACTGGGAGTTGTATTGAACTGATTCGCACGTTGCCGAACTTAGTGCGAGACAACGTCCGAGTAGAGGATATCGCCAAGATGGATGGCGACGACACTGCTGACGCTGCGCGGTACGGTCTGAAATCCCGCCAGTCCCACGTGAGTGCCGAGAACGCGCCGTACGAGCAACGACTGGCGGCACGAGTTACGTCCAGCGATCCAACGATTCGCGCCATACAAGCGCGTAGAGCGAACATCGCCGAGCATGATCACAGTTCGCCGATTCATTTCGCGCGACGACCGCGTTAATCGGTAGTACATGGCATCGTCCCAAATAAAATGACTTGGCCTAAAAGCATCCTGCGGATATTCAAATCGCGGTACACACGCAGTCTTGAGGAAGACGTTGCGCGTCTTCGGAATGAAAATCGCGCGCTGATAAATTCCATTCTGAGTATCTCCGGACTGCCGCCGTTGCGACTGGACGCGGAGATCGCGCGAGAAAATCACCGCGCCGAGATCGAAGTTAAGGCCCGTCGGAGGACCGCGCCGGCCGTATCAGCTGCGACGGCCCCCGCTGGGCGAGATGGCCGCGACACCTCAATCGGTCCCGTTCCCGTGATGTCTGGAGGCGGCGCCGACTGCGGCTCTCCTTCGCCGGTGCCGAGCCAGGGGTCCATGCTTCCCGCTAATCCGCATCGCCGCCGAAGTTGGCAGCAAATCAACCGGATCCTCGAAATGGAAGAAACGCGACAGATTGGGAACCGCGACAATTCCGAAGCGATGCGGCCGCGAACTCCAGAGTTATAGGACAAAGTAGGACACCGCGAGTAGATAATGCCGTTCTGTTCTACCAACTCTTGAAATCGATTTTTCCGAGGTCGCATGCTTAACGACTCTTCAATTCGTTTCCCTGGCGAATCTCCCGCCGCTGATCCTGCTGTGGTTCCCGTAGAGGGTCCGGCTCACGCTGCGCCTGCTTCGCTTGGCGACCCGATTTCTCAGCTCGAGTCCGCGGCTTATGGCGAGAACTACGAATTTCTGCCCGAGAGACTGCAAGCCGCGTTGCGTCGAATCGTCCAAGATTTCACGAGCGAATCCGAGCTATCGCGTCGCGAGGAAATTCGCCGGATCAAGAAGGCGCATCAATTTTGGCGTGGCCTGCAATACCTGTGGTGGAGCGAGCGCGATCAAAACTGGCACTTGCCATTCGAGCAGACGACTACATCTGAGACTTCACTCGAAGATCTCCCGCGGTACGAATTCGTGACCAATATCTATCAAGCGTTTGGTCTTTCGATCATTGCGGTTCTTTCGCAAGACGTGCCGCAGGTACGGTTCTTCCCGCAGTCGGCGCAGGCTGAGGAAGACATCGCCACGGCGAAATCAGCTACTGAAGTGGCGCAATTGGTGGAACGCAACAATCGAATTGGAAATTTAATCGTGGACGAGTCGTTCCAGCTTTGGACCAGCGGTAAAGTGGGCGCATATGTGAGGTATGTGGTTGACGGGCAGCGATTCGGTTTCCACCCGGAGATACAGATTAGCGCGCGCGACGTGCAGCTCAATGCCGCTCATTGGCGGTGCCAGGATTGCGGAGGTGAAGCAGCCGCCGATGAGGGATCTGAGGTTCTTGCACCCCTCGGTACCTCATCTTCACCGTTGGCGCAATCCTCCGCGGTTCCTGATGGCCGAACTGCGAGAGGGTCTGACGAGCCTCATCTACAGAATCAAGCGGGATTTCGATCCCCTGTTTCGCCCGCCGGCGACGTCGCGTCTCCTCCCAGAACCCCTGCCTCAGGCTCCGCGACGCCGCCAGCCCTCCCTCCGGGATTCTGCCCTGACTGTGGAGCGGCTTTCGAGCTCGGGGACTGGGTTCCCGCCGACGTAGTGACGATTCCTTCCGCCGAAACGAGGTTGCGAGTACCGAATGGGCAGGAAGTCGTCACCATCGTCGGCGGCCTGGAGCTAAAAACTCCGCCGTGGGCGAACGAGATGCATGAATATCCGTTCCTCCAGTGGAATATGGAGGTACATCAAGCGCGCTTGAAAGCTGCTTATCCGCAGGCGGCGGACAAAATCGGGCCGCCAGTGGCGAGTGGCGCGGTGCAATACGAACGCCTGGCGCGGCTCGCGCAATCGCAGGGCGGGCCGTTGACCGAAGGCGGCGACTACAACATGAACTTGATCACGTTTCAGCGAACGTGGCTGCGACCATGGTCGTTCTATCAGCTTGAGGACAAGAAGCTGCGTGACGAATTGCTCGCCCTTTTTCCTGACGGCTGTTACGTCGCATTTGCGGGCGACACCTACTGCGAGTCACGAAGCGAAAATATGGACGATCACTGGCGCGTGTTGCACGCACTCCCTGGCGACGGCTCGACCGGCCGACCCGCGCTGGGCGATACGCTTATTTCGGTGCAGGAACGCTTCAATACGCTTTCGAACATCCAGATCGAGACATATGAATACGGCATTCCGCCTATCTATGCAGATAGCGAGGTGCTTGATTTCGACGCGTTGCAATCGACTACTGCCGAACCAGGCGCGCACTATCCCGCGCGTGCGAAACCCGGGCAGTCCTTGGCGTCGGGATTTTTCCAGCCAGCGGCGGCACAGATTCCTCCCGATCTCGCCATGCACGCAGCTAACCTGATGGGACCGGTGGCGCAATTCTTGACCGGGGCATTTCCTGCGCTTTTCGGCGGCGCGATGGCCAATACGGATACGGCTGCAGGCTATTCGATGGCGCGCGATCAAGCGATGGGACGTATTGGGCTGGTTTGGCGCCGGATGAAATTCTTTCACTCGGACGTAATGCTACTCGCGGTGGATTGTTTCCGAAGGAATCGGCCGAGCGATGTGGAGACGACGTTGCTGGGCGCTGGCTCAGCATTCGAATCGAAGTGGATTCGATTGGCGGATTTGAAAGGGAATCTCTTTTCGTATCCTGAGACAGACGAGCAATATCCGAC